CGTCTTCTGACCAGTTTCTACGGATAGAAAGCACCTCTGTCGTGCCGCGGTCAATCGTAATTACATAAGGTAGAGCAATTCCGTCCTCATCTTCGTACCCTGGTAGGTCATAATCAATATGAACCTCCAAAATCTGGTACCTGTCGTCGTCCGTCAGGCTGTAACCTTGGTCCTCGGCCTTCTTTTTCTCCACATCCGTGTGAATAGTTACCGGCTCACCCAGATCTATCTCACGATAGAAGCCAGAAACTTGTAATTTCTTAATATCATTCTTTGTTTTGCGCATAACGTGGGTTACACGCTCGGCATTTATCAAACTAGACGCGCCATATGGAATGATGAGGTCTTCAGCCGGAATAAAAATAGCCACTTGACGCTGATACGACGGGTCAAAGTACACCTTTTTAAACGCCGCGCCAGCTAAACCCAATGAATAAAGCATTCTTTCATGTTCGGGTCGGTATTCAGGCATCGCTTCCGTCAGCTGGAAGTTCATATCTTCCCGTACACGCTCGGCCGCATCTTCTTTTAACTTATCAATAGCACCAATGATTTCTGTTTTAACGGGCCCCTGAGCTGGAAACGTTTCCAAAATAGTTTCAGACTGGAACCTCACAGCAGCTTCGGTCAAAATCGTAGAATAAACCCCACAAGCACCAGACCACGGCTCAGTTCTTTCTTCGTATTTCATGCCCAGAACGTCTAGTCCCTTGACATACATATCAACCCACTCTTTACGCGAGTTAATATCCGAATCCACCATCTCAATGATGTCGCCAGCAATACTAGCTAACTCACCCTTGTTAATCACATCGGCTAAATTTTCATCAAATCCGCCGTCTTCTACTTCCGGCATTAACTCAATTTCCATGCCATCCATGTCCAGGCGAACACCCTCTGGGTTTTCAATTTCAATTTCCATAATGGGCTCAGAATCACCCATCAATGAATCTAAACCCAATGGGGCCTGGCTTAAAGATTGTTCAATCATGTTCTACCTTAATAGTAAACCGCTTTGCGGCGAAAGCTCTGCAGCTCTTCACGTTCATCAGAATCTAAACGTAAAAACCCACCCTGCCTGAATCTTATCAGCGCTTGGGTACTTGAGTCCACCAAATCATCATGCTCGCCATTGGGGAAAGACGCCATCTGCTCTATCACCTCACTGGCCCACCTCGTCTCAGGCGCCCATACTTTGCCAGATCTAAACAAATCTGTCACTGAATTCAAACGCACAAACTTATCATTCCCCCGGCTAGGTGTGTATTCACTTACCAATAAACCCATAGATCTCAATTCAAACACCAACGGCGCCCCGGCAGCTTTGGCTTCAATGATACAAGCGTCCGGCTCCCACTCCCTGTAACTGGCCATCGCTTTTTCTTTTAATTCAGGAAATTCCATCCTCTTCTGAAACGCATCCAATAAAATCACATTCACATCGTTAGGGTCGTCGTTCATATGAAACACACCCCACGTCGTACAGGCCGAATAGTCAGATCGCTCATTCTTCGTGAAAGCCGTGTCCCAGCTCTGAATGATAAATTCACACCGCGGCGGGTCCTCCGGGGTCCACATCTTCCACCACTCTCTTTTAACCAAAGCTCCCTCTTCACCAGTAGGAGCCTGCTGGTACTGAGCATTCCATTTAGACGGAGGCAGCTCTTCCCGCAAAGCTTCCAACTCTTTAGCAGACCAAAACTCAGGCCACAGCGGATTCCCACTGGGCATAATCGCGGGAAATTCCACCACCTCCCACTCACCCAAAGAATCCCTCATCTGGGCATCTTTCAATACCCGTCCAGTTAAATCCCTATCCGCCCACCTAGTCATCACAACAACAATAGCCCCACCTGGCTGTAAACGTTGCCGGGGTCCAGACGTATACCACTCATACGTCTTATCAAAAACCCCAGGATCCCCAGCAGCTAAAGCCGCTTCCTGCTCACTATGCGGGTCGTCAATAATTAAAAGATCCGCACCTTTTCCGGTAACAGTACCTCCTACGCCAATAGCAAAGTACTCCCCATTCTGATTCGTCGCCCACCTACCAGCACTCTTGCTATCTTGCCTCAAAGCAACGCCAGGAAACACCTTGGCATATTGCTCACTATCCACCAAGTTCCTAACCTTTCGGCCAAAGTTAACAGCCAAATCCGACGTGTTGGAAGTCTGAATAATCTTCTTGTTCGGGTACCGGCCCAAAAACCAACTCGGCAATAGGTAACTCGCAAACTCAGATTTAGTATGCCGCGGCGGCATATTGATAATCAACCTCTTCAATGTCCCATTCGCTATAGCTTCAAACTTCTTCGCCATCACCGCATGATGCCTACCATGCACAAACCCAGGCCACATCATCCGTACATAATTCATAAATCCACTTTGGGCCCGCTCCCGCTCCAAAGCCAACCGGTAATCCTCCACCGCGTTATAAAACACCTCCCTTTCTTCTTCAGGAAGCGCCGCCATCAAAACATCTAACTTATCACTCATTCTAAATTCTTGAAATTAATGTACACCGGCCGAATTGATCTTCCACTTTTCCGCAATTTCTTCAACACACCTTTGGCCACTAACCTATCCACAATCTCTAGTGTATTACCTAGACCACTCCTACCCCTCTGATACGCTATATCCCTCACCGACGGACTGTACCCATACCTCTTCCACCACTCATCCACAATCAAAAACACTTCCCTTTGCGCCGGCGTCATATCAACCTCCATACACTGCTCATACGAAAAATCCCGCCTCTTTAACATCATCTTAGGATTGCGAACAATCAGAGAACCAAAACGTTTCGGTTCTCGACGCGCTATTAGTTCTAAATTTGCGGAATTTTTTACCATAAAGTATTAATTTTCAATAGGGGGTGGGTTCGCCATATCGAGGGGGTGGGGTACGGGTTCTGGTAAATTTTGGGATCGTTTGGGTGGAATAGTATGTTCATCAGCCAGAGACTCCGTTTGCTCAGTCGGGTTGGTGGGGGACGGGTGGGGTCGCACATCCGCCAATTCGTCGAGCAATGAGCTGGCCGCGGCGTCGATGACCTGCGCGTCGTCGGCCTGTGCATTCATCAGTCGGCGCAGCTCTGACATGACGCGCGCCTTGGCATCGTCGCTGCTGCTGATGGTCCTAACCTCTTTGCGCTCCGTGTATAGGCCCACCTCGCTAATGGTGCCGGCTACTTTGGCCGCTTGGACCAAGACGGCCGGCGGCGTATCCTCATCGATGATGACGCCAACTAAGCTTTGGATTATTAAAGCCCTGAGCGCAGCCGGTGTTCTATGTTTTTCTGATTCGATGGCCGCCTGGTAAGCTTTGATTTCCGCATGAATGTCGGGCCGCTTTTTGAGCCGGTGCGCCTGGTTGCCCTGGGTTTTGGGTGTTGCCTTGGTTTTGTACGCGGCCCGGTATGCTGCGGCGCCGGTGGAACCCTTCGCAATTTCCAGGGCAAAAGCTTTTTGTTTCCCGGTAAGTTCGCGCGCTGCAGTTCTACCCAGCAGCTGCTCGACCGGTATTTGTTCCAGGCCTTCGCGGATTTGCTTGCGGGTTAGTTTTGTTACAGTCATGCGGCGCAATATACAGGAACAAAAGGCTTACTGTCAATAAACCCAGTGAAACGGGGTTTAAATGCAATCCTGGAGGGATTAGGCAACATGTGGCAGCGCTTGGGCTTCTATGTAAGCCCCTTATACAATTGCAGCCCCTGGGCCACTCGCTAGCGCTCGGTAATACCCGCGGCAATCCCCGGCGCCATGCCTCCCAGGTCATCGCGGCTTGACCAGGGCGCCACCAGGACCGGCCACAAAACCACCGGGCCCAGGTCAAAACCGCGCTACCAGGTAACACAGGTGTAAACCCTAACCCACCCACCAGGGCGCGCGCCGATACCCTACCCGGTAGACTAAAAAACCGCCTTTTTTGGTGTCGCGCATGTGACTGACAAGGGGCTTGACAACCAAATACATTATTTATCAATGCACCAGCCAGGATGCAGACAACAAACCAACACGAAGGGAAACGCAAGATGTACACAGCACAAATCGACGCCCACGGAAACGTCATTGTTTGCAGAGGGGATGAGCAGCGCCGGGGCTATC